CACCAAGCATAATATTGCCGTAGGTGATCAATCATGAACTGTGAACTTTGCAACAAACACGAGAACGAGAGAAACATACAAGAACAAGCAGGGTACTATCTTTGCTTGTCTTGTGATTGTAAGTACTCAGATAATCAACTATTAACAATTATGGACAGGCTCGCAACTTACATGAAAGAGTTTGACAAACGACTTAGAAATTAATTTAGAGGTCAACGAAAATGACAATTGAAACCGATTGTATTGAGAACATGAAACAGTTAATTACTGGCATTATGGTGGATACAGAAAACCCAGACGATAGAACACCTCATGCCCTAGGCATGAGATCAGCCGCTATAGAAATGGAGTGGATAGTAAAAGATTACAAGAAACTAAAGAAAATCCAGGAGAAAACATGAAACCAAAAAAGTCAAAAGAAATAGTTCGAGGAATTAAGATACCTCAACACTTACAACACTTGCCAAGAAAAAACATTTTAGCTTTGCTGTATTTATTTGGACGAGTGGTTTAATGATTGAAACCATAGGCTACATCTTCGGAATAGGATTTTTAATCTGGCTTACCGCCATAACAATTCTTTATTTAATCATCACTAAGTTTTTTACTAAACTTTAAGCAAGGCCGTCATGTTGCTTAATTACATCAATATAGATACAATCCGAAAGTGGTACTTGTTTGATTGGATTAATAATCTTTCGTTACTCTCCTTAAAGTATGTATCTAATGAGTACCACACCTCATGAGTTTTCTATTTTATCTAGCAGTATTTTTATACATACTTGTATTTATCTTGGACAGACCCAACCAAAATTAATCCCAGCTTTCTTCTTCTTCTAAATCCGTAGCTTCATCTATCCTTTCTTGCTTTAGATCTTCTTGCTCTAATCTTTCTAGGCTATCAGCCTCATTTTCCAGATCCCCTGGATCCAGAAGACCGTCAGTTTTATTAGCCAGAGCTATATTACCCATCAGCTGCTCTAGGCGTTTCTCAACCTCCTCCCGACTCATTTGATCAACCTTGCCGAACATAACTTCTTTCCTATCTACAACCAAGCCCCCGACCTTCAACAAACTGTTCTGGGCGGAGATGGCAGCATTAAAAGATCCAGCTTCAAGGGCCTTGTCTCTAATATCGTAGAGATCTTGAACAGCCCGATCATAATTGAGTTCATACTTCTTCTTGGACTCATTCATCAAATAGTTATACTCAGTACGAATCTTTGGATGATTCATGAGCTTATTGGCAGATTGCCGAGCATCCTTATACCCAGCCTTATGAGCGCACTCTACCAGAGACAACCTGGGATTATTAACAGCTTGCCATATAAAGTTTCTTTGTCTTCGATTGAGGGAATTATCTAGGTTAGCGTATTCAATGGGAGCTTCTTCTTCTGGAGCAAGGATGGGTTCATATTCTAGTTTATTTTTTCTATATCCCATATTGTATTAAGCAGTTTAGGTCAGAGTAAATAAATAATACCTACCCCCACTTTATCCTAAAGTGTATTGGGAGGATACCTTACTAGAAATTACTTAGTCAAGATATTTCTTATTTATTATCTATTTATCTCTTTCTCTTGTGACAAAAATGAAAAAAATAAAATAATCCTCAAACCCGCATTCTTATCATGTTTTCTTGCGTCATGCATTTATGACAATAATAAGACAATAATAGATTAGTCATTATCTGGCTTAATTAAAGAAGAATAATGCTCATCTTCTGGTATGTCTATGTACTGTTCTAAGATAGTATCAAGCATTTCCATCATCTTATCGTCATTATTCAGATCCTTTTGCAGACTGTACACACAATAACTCAGTGAGGTAAGAATAACATTACGCTTACTTTCTCCTCTAATGACGTAATTATTGAGTAGATTTTCCAAACGAGACACCACCTCAGAAAGAGAGGGCCTCTTCATTTTACTTTGAATAGGTACTACTTTTAATGTCATTAATAAACTATAACCTACTTAGCAGGCATTTCTCCAATCAAGTGTTCTTTTTTTAGTTCGTTCTCTAGATGCTGCATTAGTATCTCTATTAGCTCCATCTTCTCTGCCCTGGACAAACCATTAAACTGACTTAAAATTAATTGTATGATCTCTGTGCTACTCATATTTTTCTCCGTGTAAATAAAAAAGCGGGGGACTGTTTCGCCAAGCTCCCCCGATGCTTATGCAGACTATCCAGCGTAATTGCTGAAAGACACGAATTAGACTATCTGAATTCTATTCCCAAACTCTTCATCATGAAACATACGGACCTCTTCCGCAGGATTATATGAATCGAATGTTAGATTTTCTTTGTGGTATTTTTTGTATGCCTCTACGAGATCAGTTGTCTTCTTGTCCGCCAGATCGTTTTCAGCCTGGTCATAAGATAGTCTCATTAACATATACATATCGCTTGTCCTTCCCATTTGTAACTCCTTTAGTTTCTATATGTAGACATTATATACTTATTAGTCCATAATACAACAAAACACATTTACTTAGGAGAGTAATATGCAAACAACTAAAGAACAGATAGATGCAATCTTAAATGTATCAAGGACCAATGCCGTTAGTAATGAGCAGCTAGAGTATGCTTTGTTTAACCTAAAGGTATCTATAACTGAATTAACCGAGGCAGTTAACAAGATAGAAGAGCTGGCTCAAAACATGAAGGAAGCATCATGAGTAACTATATGCTAAACCTTAACACCACTACTATAGAAGCAGATCATAAACTATTTGAATTAGATAAAAGTTTTATTGGTACGCCAAACTATATGGGCCTTGCCTATTTCTGGCATACGGAATACAAGCATTTATTAAGAGATGCAACCTTTAGCCAGAGAAGAAGAATACATAACAAGGCTTTAGAACTTGGTATAGATTTTGTTGAAGTAGGTTATAAACAGTGGGACCTAATAGCAAAGGTTTTAAAAATATCTATTGAAAGAATGATTGGTAAAGAACATTACCAACAGCTTAAAAACAAGGAGACATCATGAAAATAATGCCAGAAATTTTAGAGAACGAAGAACATGTGATTCTTGGGGATGCTGTCTACTTCCCAGATATGGAACATAACTTCTATCACTCAGTACCAGGGATCTCATCATCAAACATTAGACGGTTTGGTCAGAGTCAGCTTCATGCCTTTGAAGAAGAGAATGAGACTACGCCGGCTATGAAGTTTGGGACCGCAGCTCACTCACTTATTGTTGAAGGAGAAGAGGCCTTTGTTAATGATGTGGTTTGTCTAAGTGGATCTCCATATACCAACGCCAACAAAGAGTTAAAGAAGGAGTATGAGGATAGAGGGCTAACCGTCATTACTGCTAAAGATAAAGACACTCTTTACGGTATGAAAGAGGCCATGCTACCAGAAGGCATTAAACATATATCAGCAAGCCAAGGAGAATATCCTGATGTATTTAACTCTCCATTTGAAAGAGCAATCTTTTGGTGGGAGCAGGATCTATTGTTGAAAGTTAAATCCGATGTAGTCAGATACCCTTTAAACTCTCCGCATCAATCCAACGCTATTATCCTTGTAGATTACAAGACTACCGTTGATTGTTCTGTAAAAGGCTTTACATCATCTATCAGAAAGTATCAGTATGATCTGCAAGCAGCCTGGTATAAGCGTGGCTTTGAGAAGGCTGGCTTTAATGTTGTTGACTTTATCTTTGTTGCGCAAGAAAAGAAAAAACCTTTTGCAAGCAAGATCTTCAAAATGAATCATGATGATATGAATGCTGGCTGGTTAAGACTGGAGCATTTACTCGGCGAATACAATTCTGTATTAAACGGTAAAGAGGCTACGATTTATAACTCACCTAATATTGTTGAAGTAGATCTAACAGGAGGTTGGGACAAATGAAAATAGATAAAAACATACCTATACCTAAAAGAAATTATGGAGCAATAATTGCCAAATATCCTTGGAAAAAAATGGAAATAGGGGATAGTATTTCTATACCGATTGATGCAGACAATAAAGTTACTAAAAAATCTTATAAAGCTGGGCAACTTTGTCAAAAAACAGTAAGAGCAAAGTCATATTTTGCAGGAGTAACTAGAGGGCATCCTGAATACAAATTTTGTCACAGAGTTGTAAAAGAAGATGAAGGATATGCATTACGCGTTTGGCGTATTGAGGTTTCTAAATGAAAATACTAAAAAATATACCAATCCCACCTAGAATAGAGTTTAAATATTTGCTTGAAATGGAAATAGGAGATTGTGTTGAATTTACAGATAGAAGGAAATTTCGTTCAGCTCACAGTTACATGTATGCAAATTCCTTTAAAATGAGACAAAAAAAGATATCTAAAAAAGATGAGCCTTTTTTAGCTAGAATTTGGAGAATAAAATGAAAATAGATAAAAACATACCTATGCCTGAAAATACGACTGGCATTAAGCGAAGAGAAGATGAAATCCACAACATTTTATGTGAGATGGAGGTTGGAGATAGTGTTTTTCATCAAACTAGAGAAGATGGTGCTAGGATGAGAGGTAGAGCCTATTCTTATACTCAAGTAAATTATGCAGACTTTGGTCACAAAAATTTTGCTATTAGAGAATGTGAGGGTGGTTTTAGGGTATTTAGAATAAAATGAGCAAAGATAAAGCTGTTCACCAACCACCTCACTACACTCAAGGCGGTATTGAATGTATTGATGCAATTAGATCTATGTTAACGCCAGAAGAATTCAAAGGATATTGCAAAGGTAATGCTATGAAATATATCTGGCGTGAAGCACATAAGGGTACAAGCAAACAAGATCTAGAAAAAGCCGTTGTATATCTGAATTGGGCTATAGAAAATAATGTCCAAAAAACGTGATAACTTCGTTAATACTAACCCTTAGACCAGGGTAAGAAAAGCTCACCAGCGGCCTCTCATGAGGTCGTTTTTTTTAAAACACAAAAAAAAGGGGCATATAGCCCCCTTCTTTATTTTGCACTTAGAACGGAGGTTTTTCCCCAGGTGCAGCTGGTTTCATTTCTGATTTCTCAACACTAAGAAGATTATACTTATTAGAGGTAATTGTTTCACCCTGTTTATTTTCCCAAGTATCTTCAAACAGCCTAAGTTTAACTCTCAAAGTTAAACCTACAAAATCCGCACCATTTTTAGGCAATTCTTTTAAACCACATACAAGAGCTAGTTTGCTAAATTTTTCAGCAGCTATTCTTTTGGTATCTTCGCCTGGATGCCATAAGTTATACCATTCAAGATGATCTCGGTAATTACCGCCATCAATTTGAAAAGTCATTTTCTGCGTCCAATTGCCAGCATCTGATTTATATTTTTCAGCAGCAACAATCTTAGCCTCGTATTCACCAGTTGGAGCATGTTCAGGACCTGCCGATCCTGTCATTTCCAACGCATTCTCAACAAATTCAACATCACTAAAGTCTGACATTATTCACTCTCCTTATTTTCAACATTCATAGAAAACCCTAATTTTGCAATTAGAGCAGTTAAATCAGGTTTCTCAAACGCCTCTAGCTTACCGCTACGATCTTTGGCTGTGTAGCCTTGACCTATTCGCGTTTGTAACCACCTCGCAGCTATCGCATTACCATCATCATCTTGATCGTCAATAATACGAAGTGCTAAAACCTCATCAAAGAAATACGTTATCGAATCTCCCAGAGGTTTACTTGCCATCTTAGGACCAAAGAAAAATACGCCATCATTATTATCTTTACCTTCTTTGCAAAGAAATAATACATGCATATCTAGATCCCTAAATGATCTCATTAGACTGGTGACAGCTTCAGCTACATTCTGATAAGCCATTCTCCCGTCTTTGTTTCTACCCTTCTCATGCACCAATAAGATCTCGGAGATCTCTGATACAGAGTCTAAACACACGCTATCGTAGACTAATTCTCCAGATTTTAGAGCAGCATAAACCTCTCTTAAATCGTCATAATTACTTACTTCAATAGCCGATACGTTGGGCGCATCTTTAATAGAAAGCAACCCAGCTTCAGCACTTATAACCAAGACTTTGCCTGGCATAGTTTGTGTTGCATAAGTTTTTCCAGCTCCAGCTTGGCCGTACACAAGAAGTTTTGCTCCTTGTTTATTGACAAGTTTGTCTGGTGTTTTTATTTTATCTTTCAAGCTCATATTTTGTACCCTCCTACGGTTTATTTGAAATGAACTTGATTATTATACATGAAGAAACTACAATGTGTAAATCATA